ATGATTAATGCTTATCGTGAATTTTGGACAAAAATGTTTTCTTGGCATGCAACGGCAACAAGGACACAGTACTGGGTACCGTTAATTGTCAATTATTTTTTGGGTGGAATATTAGTTAGCATCTTGGAAAATATGCAAGGTCATTCAATTGAAGATATCTACACTGTTGGTGACTTGTCTACTAATTTGACAACAAGAATCGTCATGATAATTGTGTGGATTGCTACTTTTACTTTGAAAGCACGCCGTCTGCACGATACAAATCGAAGTGCTGGTTGGATATTTATTGATTTGATTCCGATTATCGGAAATATTTGGTTCTTTATTTTAATGATTTTACCAACGACACCGGAATCACGTTGGACTTTGAATCAAAGTAATGTGAATTAGTAATAATTTTGTGAAATAAAAAAACACCTAGATTATTTTCTAGATGTTTTTTATTTAAACCAAAATTAGCATTGGCATAATCATTGGTTTGCGAGCTGTTTCTTTGAATAAGATTTAGGGGTACTGGTACATAAGGTTTTTAGATACCCTTGTAGTAAAACTGTAGTAAATATCGAAAATTATAGTGAATTAAGAAGCGTGATGGTGTGTGAAATTTCCTTATTTCGCTTCACTTGTAAGAGGTGTAAATACGTCTTTTGAGTGATAGAAATATCTTTGTGACCCAATCTTTCACTTATATATTCTACAGCAACGCCCTGAGAAATTAACATAGAAGCGTGGCTGTGTCTTAGTCCGTGGAAAGTAATCCTTTTGGGGATGTCTAATCGTGTTAATATTCTTTGCAATTCACGATTAACACTGGATTGCTGACGATCAAATAATCTTTCATTGTTGTCTTTGGATAATGTAAGTAAGTAATCTGTTAACCATTCTGGAACGTCTACAGTTCTGATTGAACTAGGAGTTTTAGGCTCTTTTACAATATTCAAACGTTCTTCATAGGACTTGCTGATATTGATTGTTCTATTACCGATGTCATTAGGAGTAAGGGCTAATACTTCTCCCAATCGAGCACCTGATAAAGAAGCTACTAACATAATATCATGAGTTGGCTCATGGTTTTCTTTTAGATATTCTATAAAACATTTAAAGTCAGTATATTCTAAGAACTTTAGTGAGCTATCTTTGGCATTAGTACCATGCGGTTTTGCTCTTTCAAAAGGATTGACCCTTATTATTCCATCAGCTACGGCATCCTTTAATATGCCACTTAAATGTCCTTTGACTTTTTGGCTAGTAGCAAGAGAATGAGAGAGCCCATATTCGTTTAAAAATTTTTGGGCATCATGACGGGTTACTTGATCTAATGATGTATTTTCAAAGTATTCGCTAACAGCTTTCAAAGTCATTTCATAACCAACATGAGTTGAACGTGACACGTCTGTTTTATATGTATCAATCCAGTCACTTATATAGGAAGAAAGGAGTTGTGACGGTTTAAAATCAATGTCACCATCAATCTTAGATCCTTCCGTTTTTATAGCCCATTGATTTGCTTCGGTTTTTGTTTTGAAACCTGATTTAGTTTTCTTTTTATATCCGCCTTGATAAGGGACGGATACACTAACGGTAAATGTTTTACCTCTTTTATATATTGAAGCCATACAAAAATCTCCCTTAAAAAGAGGGCTTATATCTGTTATAATCTAATAGAACGCCCCGTGCGTTTGTAGTATACTTTTAGCACACCCAGTGAACTTTTGCAGGTTGGGGTGTGCTTTTTTATTTTGCATTATTTTAGAGACTTCATTGTCTATTATGTACGCCCAAAAGGGCATTTATTAATTCAAATCAAAAGTAATTGTTTCTTTTTGTGAAAAAATACTTCCACTATAAATTAACTTTAGTTTGTTAGATGTGTTAGCTTGTCCGACGAGATTACCAGTGACACTGCCTCCTTTGGCAAGCGTTCCACTATTTAATGTATCGTTAACGCTAGATGTAATCTCAGTCGCATCAGTTTGGTTGCCGTTGTCATCAAGTTTGAAGTCGTATGGGTTGTATTCATACTTTTCATCACCATTGTTTGTCATAGTGATATTCATGACAACGTATTGCTTACCTGAGTCAGGAGAATCAACATCTGGGTCGCCATCTGTGAAGTCAACTTTATTAACTTTGAATTGAACGCCTTTGTATTCTGCCGTTTCACCAACTTTAAAAGTTGATTGTGCTTTTGAAGAACTTGAAGCGGTTTTAGATGGTGAACTATCTACTTTTTTAGCAGAATCATCTGAATTACCACTGCCCATTTGAGAAAAAATTACAATAACAACAATAATTGCTAATATAATAAACCAAACTCGTTTGTAGAAAGGCTTCTTTTGAACGTACGTTTTCCCATCGTCTCCAGTTATCTTCTTACTCATAAAAAATCTCCTCGAGCCTTTTATTGTGGTTGCTTAGCACATATTTTTATTCTAATATATTAAATTCGTTATATGTTTGTATCACGTAGCTTTCTATCCATGACGGAACGCGATAATAGCTTATAAATTTCAAAGGATTGCTTGGCAATTCAATAGACATGAGTAAACGTATAGCGTTTTTGTGCGCTAGTAGTTCTTCACCACGCTTACCGAACTCGCTGAATTGATAAACCGCTTGCGCTTCGTGGTCTCCATATAATATATGGCTTATTTCGTGAGCTAACCTGTAAGCATAATCAACATTGATGTCAAATTGTCTAGTCATGATAATGACTCTGGTGTTAACGAGCACAGTATCTGGTACGTTGGTTGATAGATCATCAGCATTAACTATTGCAACATCATTTTCACAGGCTAATTTTTCTAATGAACTATTTATCTGATTATATAGATAATCTTTTATCATTTACCACCTCGCTTGCGTTGCTCCATAATAAAGCGGGCATACTCACGTAGTTTCTCTTTGTCTTCTTCATCAATTTCCATACCATCAAAAGCTAGTATCGTTTCATCATCTAAAATGTCTGCGGTTTTTTTAGATGAGTCGTGATTCAACTCATCAGTTCTTCCAAGCAGATAATCTGTTGATACATTTAAAACATCTGCAACTTTCTGAAGATTGTCAGCTTTCGGCGTCGACTTTTTCCAGTCATATATGGAATTTTCTGCGAGACCTGCTTTAATTGCCAGGTTTTTTAAAGAATATCCGCGTTTTTTTGAAGTTGATACAGTCCGTTCATATAGCGTCATGATTGATTTCCTATTAATTTATGGACAAAAATTATGAAACTTCGTGTTTTGGTGTTGACAATTACAAAACTTCCAGTTATACTAATTCTTGTAAGTTAGTTACTAAGTTTTAAGCAAAACAAAAACACTTACGTTTTATCTATCTTGGCGGAGCGATAAAGGCGTTAAGTACATTTGTTATGCGTATTTACTATGTCATTATATTATGAAACTTCCATAATGTAAAGCTAAACTTACAACGACTTATATGAAACTTACTAAGTTTTGTAGGAAAGGAGGCAACATGACAGAACAAATGATTGTGGACGCAGCAAAAATGTTCAAAAAGCGCGTCAAAGACGGTCTATTCGACCGAGATATGACCCAACGTGATCTAGCTAATGCGGTTGGTGTTACTGAAGCAGTATTGAGTTTAGCTATTAACACCTACGCCATCAACAAACAATCACGAGATGTACGAGCCAAAGTTAGACAGCTGTTGGATATTCAAGACATTTAGAAAGGAAGTAAGAAACATGGAGTATAACGCAGGCAAAACAAAAACAGCACAATTAATTGAGAGCGAAGATGTCGCTAATATAAAAATACGACTTAAATACGCTTCAAAAGAAATTGAACTGCCAGATGATTACACAGTAATTATTGTACCGAAGTATCAATAAGATAATATTCAAAAGCCTGAATTGCAACAGTTAAAACTTCTCCAGTTAAGTTAGAAGGCAATTCATCAACAGATGTAACTTTGTTGAAAGTATCAATAGCATTTTCACTGATCATGTCATTTGCTAAATCACCTATTGGTCTATCAACATCTTTAAATTCAGCTAACCAATCTCCAAATTTTATCATTGTGTTTCTCCTTTCATGTCATTAACTAAAGGATAGCACAAAACAAACATTAGAAAGGAAGTGATCGGATGGTAACGCAGCTACTTGCAAAACTAGATGAAATCATAAAGTTTTTCCACAAGAGTCAATTACCAGAAATCATGGATAAAACAGAGTTGGCTCAGTTCCTAGGAGTTGGCATAAACAACGTTAATAAATATATCTATTCAGATGGATTTCCTTATATCGAACAACCAAATATGAAAGATGGTTATCCGAAAAAGGCGGTTCAGGAATGGATAGATCAACACACAAAATTTTATGGAAGGTAAACAACATGTGGTTTTTACAAGTAATAGCATTATTGATTATCGTTGGAGCAGTTTTCTATCTAGGAATGTTGCAAGGTGAAGCGCAGTACAAAGAAAGCATACGCCGTCACCGTGATTTTCATCGCATGGGTAGCACAGATGGTAGCAACAAGTATATGCGGGTTAAATAAAAAAGCGCCTAACTGTTGGAGCAGTTAAAGCGCTGGATATAAATTATTGTGAAAGAAAATTTATATCTCGATTATAGCAAGAAACGAGGTAAATGCAAATGGTACAAGATGCATTAGCTCATTTTCAGCCAGATGTTGAAAGTTCAGCATGGCGAAAAAAGCAGAGCAGAATTGAATACTTATGCAAAGAACGTGATGCAGCATTGGACGAAATTCAAGGTTGCCAAGATTACGTAGAAGAACTCGAACAAGAATTAACACAGTTAGAATCAGGAGATTAATTATGGCAAATGAAATAACGATTATTGATGATTTTGGTCAAAAGTTTGGCTTGAGTATTATGACTGATGATGTTCAGTTAAAGCAGTTAGATAACACAACATTTGAAGACTTAGTGTATCTGATCAAGTATCTAAAAAACGGTATTAAAAAGACTGATGCGGAATTGAAATCACGTTTAGATAATGGAACTCAATTCAAACACATCAGTTATGGAGAAAGCAACAAACAGTCATTAGCCCAAGATGATGAAGCGCTCAAGAAAGCGTTTGTTAAAAAGTATGGTTGGCAAGCAGTTGAAGTCAAAACACCTACTAAATTGAAGAAAGAATTCGGTGAAACTATACAGGAAGATTTGGATAAGGTCGTTGTTCACGAAACACAAAAGAGGGTGAAATATGAGTGATTATCAAAATCTATACGAGGCATTAGCTGAAACGCAGAATAATATCGAACAACCAAAAAAAGATGCCAGTAATCCAATGTTCAAATCAAGTTATGTGACTTTGGACGCTGTTATTAATTCAATCGTAAAAGCTCGTAAAGAAGCGGGTGCAAAATTCTTTTTCACTAACGTTGTCGACAATGGGGTAATGCTTACTAGAATCATTGGATATGGGGAAACGATAGATTTAATTGGTTCAAAAATTGCTGATGATTTAGGCAATCGAGGAACAAACTCGGCTCAAGCAGAGGGATCAGCATTGACATATGCAAGACGATACAGCTTATCCATGGCATTTGGTATCGCAAGCGATGTTGATGATGACGGCAATGCAGCAAGCAAGAATACAAAACGTCAACAAGCACCACAACAAAAACTAATTACAAAAGAGCAACTGCAATTATTAGAACGATTGATTGCGGATACATCAGAAATAAGTGGGCAAGACATGATGGCTTATACACTAAAATCAGTTGGCGTATCAGCGCTTAAATTCGTTCAAGAATCTAACTACAAAGCACTATTAGCAAAAGTAACAGAGTGGCATCAAAAAGCAGAGGAGCAAGCAAATGAATCAAGTGAACCTAACGGGACGACTAACTAAAGATATTGAACTACGTTACACACAATCAGGCAAAGCAGTTGGAAGTGGAACGGTAGCTGTTAATCGTCGATTTAAACAGCAAGATGGCCCGACAGCGGACTTTATCAATTTCACCATGTGGGGCAAAGCAGCAGAAAACTTTGCAAACTTCACACACAAAGGTTCTCTAGTTGGTCTGGGTGGTGAATGGCAGACACGTAACTATGAAAATAACGCCGGCCAGCGGGTTTATGTAAACGAACTCAATGCTAATACCTTTGACTTATTGGAGCCAAGAGGCGAACAGCCGCAATCTAGTCAATCAAACAATGCGAATGTTGCTGATGTTAATCCATTCGCCTCTAAAGGAAACAGTCCATTAGATATCAGTGACGATGATTTACCATTCTAGGAGCTGATACATGGCACAAAGAAGAATGTTTAGTAAAAAAGTTACCGACACAGATACTTTTCTTGATATGCCGTTATCAACGCAAGCGTTGTATTTTCACTTAAATATGCACGCAGACGATGACGGATTTATAGATAACACCAAAACAATTCAAAGAATGATTGGGTCTAGCGATGACGATAGAAAGTTGTTAGTTGCGAAACAGTTTCTATTACCATTTGAAAACGGAGTAGTAGTGATAAAAGATTGGCGTGTTCACAATTATATTCGTAAGGATACCTACAACAAAACCATGTATCCCAATGAATTAGAACAACTTCAAATTAACAAATCAGGTCAATATGAACGACAAGATTTAGTTATGTATACAGAACGTCCACGAGACGTAGACGAAACGTTGACGCAGGTAAGGTTAGGTAAGGATAGGTTAGGTAAGGATAGAAAAGATATATTGTCCGGTTCCGAAGAACCCGACCAACTCCCTTACAAAGAAGTTGTTGATCATTTGAACGAAAAAACTGGAAGTAAATATCGAAGTAGTGGAACTAAAACTAAAAAGTTAATCAAAGCAAGATTTAACGAAGGATTTAGTTTAGATGATTTTAGAACCGTGATTGATGTTAAAAGCAAGCAATGGTTAACAGATCAAAAAATGAAACAGTACCTAAGACCTGAAACATTGTTTGGAACTAAGTTTGAAAGTTACTTGAATGAAAACGAGGTAACTAGCAAACCAGCAATGAAGAACGGAGGCTATGGAACAAGATGAATAGCCTCAAGGAGATGTTGGAAAACGATGAACGCTTTGCCAAGAACAAGGTTAGCGATGAAGAATTGCAAGCATGGCGTGAAAAAGTAGAACGTGAAGACCAGGAACGAGTTCGTCAAGCACTGTTTAATAACAGGGCACGTATCTACAAGCGAGATAGCGTGTGGGGAACTAGCGGTGAGCAGACGTTCACATTTCAGAAGTGGAACCCAAAAGTGCAACCAAATCAAAAGTTAGCACATGATATTTGGAAGAAGTCCGCAGATATCACGAAGAGAATGTTTGATAGTAATTTCAACGTTCTGTTCTACGGTGAAGCTGGTACTGGTAAAACAGCCATGGTGTTAGCAATCATTGATGCACTGAAACAGCACTCGGATAAGTTAAGCATGTTTGTCAGCGTTATGGACTTACGAGAACTGATTATGTATGACTTCAATGACAATGAAGCAGCCATCAAGATAAAAAATATTGAGCGATCAATGCGTGAAGTTGATGTTTTGATACTTGATGACTTTGGTTCAGAAGCTGGTGGTATGAAAAACGAAGGTAGTGCCACTGAAAGATTACAGCAGTTCTGGTTTCGAGTTGCTGAAGCAAGGCAAGTGAAAGATAAAGACGGCAACAAGCGTTACAGCACTATCGTGACCACAAACAACGATAGAGGCGATTTGGAACGCATGTACAACAAGAAGATTGTTAGCCGACTGATTACAAAAAAAGCAGAGAACACGGTTGTGTTTGACGGATTGGACGATGTCAGAGAATGAGTTATCAAATGATTTGTACAGAAAACGACAGAGTAATTATGCGAGACCCAAGAGTGTTCGCAAAGTTTGACGATGTGGAGTACGCATTAGCAAAGCGCATGTGCGTAGACAGCGAACCTTGGAATTGGGGCATAGAAATAGTGTAGGAGTGCTTAGTGACTGAATTATTTGGACAAGTGAATAAGCTAGATCCAAACAAAGGGTTAGTCACATTGCGAATGAGCGATGATGATTTGCGCACATTGCAGAAGTATCACACAACTAATCAGCAACAAGTTCTGTCAGTGATAGCTAGTGATGATAATGAGCCGACACCAAAACAGCGTAGATTTGCGTTTGCACTGCTCAATGACATTTGGGTGTCACAAGTAGGTGGAGCGTGGTTAGAGACTGTAGAAAGCACGAGAAGGCACTTTTACGGCACGTACGAGTATTACCGCGGTTTAGACTTTGGCGAGTTTAGCCTGAGTGCAGTCAAGGGCAACAAGTCGGATACGAACGAATTTATCAACATGTTATTAGATTATGCAGTTTTGCATAACATCAGCTTGAGTGTGAAGCCGTTGAATGAACTGGAGCCACAGGAAATAGCGCACTGGGAATATCAGTGTCTGATGAACAAGTGTTGCGTGATATGTGGCAAGAGACCGAGTGACCTGCACCATTTAGACACGATTGGTCAAGGGGTAGACAGGCGCAAGACTAACCATTTGAAACACAGAGCCGTGCAATTATGTCGTATTCATCATCAGGACGCGCATTCGTTAGGTATTGAGACATTCTTACAGAAACACCACCTGACAGGCATCAAGATAGATGAGCGGATTGCAGAGGTTCATAGATTAAATACCAGATAGACAATAACAAGCGTTTTAAGGCGTTAAACGCTGTTTATGTACAAAATACACTAAACAACATTTAAAACGTCAAATAGGACGGTTTCTGTGGACGTGAGAGCAAATGAAAAGGAAGGACTATGGTAACAAAGATAAAGCCGAAAGCAGAAAGAATTTGGGCATTGTACAAAGGTGATGAATTTATTGCAGAGGGAACACCTAGAGAAATTGCTAGAAAGACGGGTAAAAAATTTGACCATTTAATGTTCATGACACGTCCGTCTTATGTCAATAGATTTGTATCTGACAAAAAATACAAAACCAAAGGGAGGTTAGAAATGGTCGAGTTAGAAGATGAATAACAATAAAATTTATTTCAATATTGAGCAGTACCGAGATAAAACTTTGAATAAGTATATAAATGCAGAAAGAACGAATAGATATGCGGGTTCCGGATTGAAAAAGAAGGGGACGTTATATGCTAAAAGAATAGTTGAACAAGCCATGGTTGATGGCATTATATTTAATTGGCCTTGTAAATTGAAATTTGACTGGTATTTAGCAGACGGACGAATTGACCCAGATAATTGGGATTTCATAAAGAAGTTCATATTCGACGGCATGCAAAAGGCAAACGTGCGAGGGGTGACGTTTTTAGGGAACGACAATATCAAACACATCAACGGATATGATCATGATTTTTATATCGACAAAGATAACCCGCGATTGGAGATATACGAACTGGAGAAATAATAATGACGAACTATGCAGCTGAATTTTGTGACAAGGAAAGAAAATTCGGATTTGACATGGCTGCCGAGTGGATGCAGTCAAAATTAAAAATAGAACCAGGCGGTGAAAATTCAAGCCATTGGAGCGATAAACAAACGGAAACATTAATTTCTATGCTTGATGAAGGTAAAGAATTCAGGGCAATTTCGAACGCGATTGGTAAAACCACTGTTCAAATATATGCCAAGCGCAGAAAGTTAATTGAAAAAGGGCTCGTGGAAGCGCCAGAAGAAACGCCGTCAGAAGCCAAGCAAAAACGAGTAGTGAAGTTTAAACAGTTGACGAAAGCTGGCGTTACAGACGTTCATGAAATCGCTAAACAATCTGGCTGTAACGAATCATCGATATATGGTTATGCCAAAGAAATGGGTTATAAAATTAATAAAGGTAAGGTAATTTTATGAGAAAACTACAAATCACAGGACTAACAATATCTATCTTGTTAATGCTAGTTAGCGTTATCGCTGGATTGTTCATGGTTATCAATTTTGAATTATCAGCGACATACGTAATTATATTTGGTCTTGATGCAGCTATGTTTTATGTTTTTATGAGGAAAGGTGAATAACGTGAAAAAATTAGCGTGGGTTATTATATTTATCAGTTTAATTACAGTGGTATCTGGATTAACTGTACTGACGTTGATGTATACCGATCTTATGTTATACATTTATTTAACTATCGGTTTGTATTTATTAGCTGTGGTGATACTTATTTCAATATTTTGGGCTATTGTTGAGGTGCAAAAATGAAATATCAAAAGAAACCAGTAGTTATTGAAGCTTTTCAGTGGGGAGTTGATGTAAAACCCAAATGGGCAGCGGAAGCATTTGTTGAAGGCACTTTAATCGAAGTAGATACCGGAATTGATTTAGAGTTACACATTGAAACTTTAGAAGGTGAGATGGTAGCTGAACAAGGCGATTTTGTTCTTCAAGGCGTACACAGAGAGATCTATTCATGTAAGCCAGATATTTTTGAAGAAACGTACGTCAATGTCAACGACACCGACCGTATCAGTCCAGATGACATCGGCAATGATATTCATGAGTTTTTACACGGAGGAGATAAGTGATGACTAACCCACTAACAGAAGCGGTGCAGTTAGCAGTGGAGGACGAGTGATTAAAGAGGCGAAACGTGACTCAACTCAAATAATTATTTATGTAGACGAGAAGCAACACTTGCACCGTTATACCAAAAATAGAAATTACTTTCGTGCCATGACTATGTATTAAAAAGCCAATCCACAGAGTGATTAGCAATAGAAAAATCATCAAATAAATTAAAGCGTGAAGTAATTGCAATGTCATGCTTAGTTATCCAATCGTTTTTTAACATTATAACATTTAGAAGGGAGATTCATGAAAATCATAGACATAGAAGTGTACATCGTGGGTTATCGCAAGACAGATAATGACGAGTGGGAAACATCAGGTGCTACTTACGGTAATTTGATTGACGCACAAGCAGTCATGAATAAATTGAGTAAAGAGACGAAACAACAGTTGAAGAAGCTGTTTAAATTTGGAAGGGCAATACCAGTGGAGTAGAAAGGGAGACATGGCGGATAGAGTTGATAGCATTTTGAGAGACTACTTCTCTGGTCGTCTCGAATTAAGAATTAAACAGCGTATAGAAACGATACGGTATGACAGTCAAGAAGTTGATGAGAATATAGGTGGCGGTCGTGCGCAGAACAAACATACACGTCCAGTTGATGACATGGTGATACGTATTGAGCAGGATAGATACCTTAATAGCCTCAAAAAGCAAAAGGAAGATGTTGAGCGCTGGATAGCCACGTTTGAGCCAGACAAGCAGAAAGTAGTTGCGTATTATTATGCAAGCAAGTCTGTTACATGGGTTAAGGTAGCACAACAGTTTCATATATCTGAAAGAACAGCAATCGCTTGGCGTACAGAAGTCAAACACATATTAGGTGCAGTCCTATAACACTGCGGTTTTTATGCAGTTTTATGCATAAATATAGGGTTATATTGTTAATATTGAATAATTAATAAACAGGGTTATTGCTAATCCATTAAAAGCAACGTTGCACACACTTCGGAAAAAGGATTAGTGGTAATGTAAAATAGATAGGTTGAAATATCTATCATTATGACAGGTCGCGGAACAGACCGCTCCAGTACCTTACATGAGCAACTGGGTTAGAAATATCGTTTGTAAGGTGCAAATCCTTGCCCTGTCATTGCGGAAACGCAAACACAACTTAATGAGCGGCTTGCCTGCGATTGCGTACATAGTGGTAGTCAACTAAGAGTTCTGCCTTAGCGTATTATTGTTGCAGTGTTACATGATGTTGTCATATAATTAGAGAAAAATATGATTGGATTTAATTATGGACAACTTATATAGCAAACCGGGGAGTAGCAGAAAATGGGAGTCGAAAACGATCATGGATTTTACTTACACATGTGGTTATTGCGGTTCAAGAGTAACTAGTGAAAGAGGAATGTCGCTAAATACTAAAAATAGGGATGGGTATATGGGTAATTACGCAAGTCAAGGGGTGTATATATGTCCAAACTGCAAATACCCGACATTTATTTACGAAGATATGCAGGTTCCGGGCAATAACTACGGAAATTCTGTTGATCACGTTTCAAAAGAAGTTGAAGATGTCTATAACGAAGCCAGAAAATCATTTTCTGTAGCTGCATACACGGGTAGCATATTACTTTGCAGAAAGTTATTAATGCATGTAGCGGTAGATTTTGGAGCTGATAAAAATAAAAACTTGTTTGATTACGTTAATTATTTAAAAGATAATCATTAT